TGATGTTTGCGCAGATTCTCAAAGAGTTTAGAGATAAATGGCAGACAGATGATCTCAAGAAAGTAGACAATAGTGGCATTGTATCAGGGCAGAGTTTGGTAGCAATATGCTCTCCTCAGTTCTTTAATAAAGATCCTAAGACAACTGGTCCCTCTATTGTTGTTCGTAGAGTGACAGATGATGGTCACGTAGAAGCATCATATGCATATGAATGCAAAGTGAACTTTTATAATGCAATTAGAGATTATGACGAAAAGACTGGTAAGTATAAACAGGATTTCTCTCAGTTCAATAATGTAGAGCTTGATACTATTATCATGCAGCTGGAATCATACTTCTCTGCTATGACAAACACAGTAGCATTTACTGTAGCAGAGTCTTTGTATCCTACGTTGGATAAGATTGCATCCAAACTTGGTGTAGATCTGAACTCAAACTATAATGGTGGACAATATAAGAGCAATAGCTACTTTGGTGGGAATGGAAACAACAACAAATCACAGCAACAAAATCCTGGAACAGCAGGATATACAACAGGAAGCTTAGAGGGTCTTCTCTCTAGTTAATATATCTCTTAATAGATGAAGTACAAGAGAACAGCTGTATCCAACGGCTGTTCTTTTTTTTTTATGGTAAACCGATATGGAAAAAGAAAAGAATATCTTCGTAGACTTTGATACTCTGTTTGATACAGCATATGGGTCTGCTAAGTATATACTGTCAAAGTATCCTAACTCTAAGTATATTATGAGAGATGCATACTCATGGACACCATACTTCCTAAAGTGTAAAGTACTTACTAGAGATAACTTCAATCCTATAACAGTAGTACTTAAAGAAGAATACAAAGATCAAGCAGAGACATTGTATGAAGAATTAAGAACAAGACATTGGGATGAGGTACTAAGTAAATCTCCACATACAGATATCATACGATTGATAAACTCTGGGTATGGAGAATATGGATATACAATATACGTCAACTGTTCTCATCTTAGTGAACAAATGTTAATGGAGAGGATAAAGAGAGATTGGAAATCAGAGATGGATATCGATGATGCCAAACGATTCTTCTCTATGTTTATATACAACATGGATACCCTAATGGATAGAGTAAAGAATGTAGATGGAAAGAGTCTTTATATCTACTACCATAAACCGAACTTTATAAACTATAAAGAACAGATTCCGAATGAGTCTGTCTTACCATTAGGGATGACAAATACAATTGTGTTTATAGAGCCATATCGTAATCTGATTATACCAGATGATTGTGATATGACTCCTAATGATTTGGAGGTAGATCTAAATGGTAGTATCAAAGGGGTCAACATCTGAGGTTAAAGTAGTAACTAATATCGTAGAAGAGGATGCTCTTCGTAAAGCACAGCTGAGAGCATTGAAAATCTTCTCTGATGCGGTGTCTAAGACGTATGGTCCTATGGGTGGATATACAGCATATAGCCTTATGGATAGCAATTCTAAACTCAAGGCTGTTATGCATAACTATACCAAGGATGGATTTACTGTTCTTAAGCATGTAGATGTAGATAAGCCCATTGAGTCTCTCATTAAAGATGAGATTCGTGATATCTGTGCTCAGGTTATCAAGAAGGTTGGAGATGGTACCACATCTGCAACAATGATGTCGTATTTCCTCTTTAGGCGACTCTATGATCTCCACCGTAATGCAGGGATTCCTAAGCGTTCTATCATTAAACTCTTTAAAGAGATGATTGCTGAAGGAAGTAAGAGAATTGTAGAACATGGTCATGCTGCAACAGTAGATGATATCTACAATATTGCACTTACATCTCTCAATGGCAATGAAGAGATGGCCAATATCATCAAGGGCATCTATGAAGACTCTGGTATGGATGTATTCATCGATGTATCTATCTCCAATACAACAGACCATACCATCAAGACTTATAATGGCATGAGTTATGAATCTGGATACATTGATCCCGCATTTGTAAACAATGCTGTTGATCAGACATGCGAACTTATCAATCCGAAAGTATATGTGTTTGAATCTCCTATTGATACTCCTGATATGATCAATAACGTACGAATGATTCTTGATAAAGAAACATTCCAACCTGTTGCAGAGATGCAGAAGGCTATGCAAGCTAATAAGCAGTATAAAGGTCCTCGTCCTCGTGCTGTTATTATTATCTCTCCTCATATCTCAAGAGATGCAAACTCGTTCATTGATAGTTTGATTAGTCAGTTCACCTCTACCTCTGTAGAGCATCGCTTCCCAATCTGCCTGGTAACCAATATTTCTAATGATAATAACTTCCTCACAGATATCATGAATATGACGGGAGCTAAGTTCATCAAGAAGTATATCGATCCTAAGGCATATGAGAATGATAAGATCGTAAACCTTGCTCCTACTGAGGGTAATATCACAACCTTTGGTGGAGAAGCAGAGAAAGTTATTGTAGATGCTCTTAGCACTCGTATCATTAATCCGAAGAATATGTATGATAAAGATGGAAATCATACAGAGTTCTTCAAGAACTATATTGATCAGCTTGAAGTACAACTTAAGATGTATGAAGAGACTCGTGAAGAGTTGGTTAAGATCGGTAATCTTAAGCGTCGTATCAATATCCTTAAAGCCAATATGGTAGAACTCTATATTGGTGGTATTGGTATTGCTGATCGTGATGCACTCAAAGACTCTGTAGAAGATGCAGTATTGAACTGCCGTTCTGCTGCTAAAGATGGAGTTGGTTATGCAGCTAACTTTGAGGGACTTCGTGCATTCAACGAACTCGATTCTGAGATTCTTGAGAAGAAGAAAGAAGTAGAAGCTGATGAGAATGCATCTGCAGAAGACAAATACATTGCTTCTCTCCGCTATACCATTACAAGTGTCATTCTCTCCTCTTACGTAGAGCTCTGTTCTAACATCTATCTCCCATACTATGATTATGATGAAGATCTTGCACGTAAGATGGTATTTGCAAGTATTACGTTTGATCCTTCTCAGTATAACCTCAAAGAACAATGTCCATTTAATATCATTGATGAAGCATTTGATGCTAAGGTTCTTACTTCTATTCAGACAGAACCTGTTATGCTTGATGCTATTTCCCGTATCATTACCCTTCTCTTTGATACGAATCAGTTCATCGTTCCTGATCCTAGATTCAACGTATATTCTATGGATGCTGTTGAAGAGGGATATCAGAACTCTAATGATACAATGGTATTAGATGCCACAAAGAAGAATGAAGAGAAGAAAGAAGAAGTCTCTGTGGAAGAGTTCCTTAATGAAGAGAAATAAAACTTTATAACTTTCTCTACATACAATTACAGCTTTTCATAAAATTCCTCACTATATGTCGGTAGGCTTATTAGTCTACCGACAATTCATTGTATGGAGAGAATTACCATGGATATGACAATCAGTGATTACTTAAAGAACCCAGCAGGTGGTAGAAACCACATGTTGGGTCAAACAGAAGTGGCTAAAGCAGTATACACAGATAAGTTCAACAAGATGATGCTTAAGTATGCTGGTAAGATTAAGTACTTCTTGTTTAAGAAGAATGATGATACTAGATATACTATACTGATCAAACTTCCATCCGAGAATATAGAAAATCTAACGTATGATGTGGTATTAGACTTCTATACCAAAGACGATGTGAATCTTAAACCAACCAATCTAAACAAGTATTATGTACGGTTCTTCTCCAATGATCCTAACTTCACTTATACATATGCATATGCATTCAATAAGAATAAGATGGTAGTACCTGAACTAGTAAACAAACTTAGTCCACAATCAGTAAAGAAGACACCACATATTACAAATCCAACTACTACTTCTGGTTATGTAAAATCCCTCTATGTAGCATACTTGTTCTTTGAAATGAAAGGGTTCATGAACAAGTTGAACTGGATGGATGCACAGAAGTTTACTTCTTCTGCTTTACAAGAGTTGGTAATGACCTGTGATAGAAAGATAACACAGACCAATGACATGAAGAAGATTCAGACTGCCACTAAGAATGGTAGTATGACGATTGCAACTGGGGATGAGGATGCTGGTCATCTTAATTATAAAGCTAGAGGGGCCGCTCATATGACTAAGATGATCAGTAAGGTTAAGAGGGTTAACCGCATAACAGCATCCAATAGCACATCACATACAGTCAGTAAAGTTAAAAAGATTGGTAAAAGGTAGTAAACTTTTTATCAGTAACTTACTATATGACTGCGAGAGGGATTTCTTTAGAGGAAAGAGGAGAGAAAGCTCATGTATGAAGAAAACATAGAGACAGAGAATGATTTGTCCTACCCAAATCAAAGATTCTATGCTCCAAGATTTATACTTGATCGATCACTATACAAACCAGGGCAAAAGATACAGGTAGTAGATTTTGTAAATACCAACTTGTATGCTCAAGGTGCTCAAGTTGCTATGCATAACTCTGCTATCAATGCACAGAACAACTTAAAGCAAACCATCTTACCTCAGAACCCATATCAACCACCGATTGATATGTGGACACCTCAAACTCCAGAAGAAAGAATCTTTACTCATATAAGAGGAGCTATCATAGCACCAGTACATCGTCTATTTGGTATGACAGATGATGATGAAGCTAATAACATGATAGACTACTTCTACGTGACAGCTAAGCGGTGTTATAACTCGGATACAAAGATGAAGGACGGTAAACTCTCCATAGGATTTAGAGATCATTGTACAAACTACATGAACTACTTCGAGAGATTCTATGATGATGAATATCAGCTGCTAAGTCTATATGCTCATGTGAAGTATATGACAGACTGTGAAACCGATAACTACTCGTTAGATGCTTTCCTTCATGATTTATGGAAACACTTTATCAATCCTAATGCATCTTATCAATCTCAATATCTAAACTATAAGATTGATAAGATGAATATAGAACAATACAATCTTGAACTAAACTACAAGAATAACAAGTCTCCAGTATTAGAGTATACAGATTATCATGCTAAGATAATGCTGAAGATATCTGTTATGCAGAATATGATGATTCCTATGCTAACTCACTTCATCATCAAGAAGAAGATACATGCTAGTGAAATCAAAAATGTTCTACTGAAATCATTTGATTTATTCTTCCAAGCTGCTAAGATGGTATATAATATAGATCTCATCTCTAAGATATTTGAAACTACGTTCTCTAACGTATCTAAGAATACCACTAGCAATGCCGTATTATGGGATATGCAAAATATACGTGGTAGAAACTCTACTACTCATTCATCAGAGACTGTAGAGAATATCATCATGCAGATCATCCCTAAATATACCTACGATAAGAATATCATCCACTTCAACTACAACGCTATCAATCGTGATATAAAGTTTAGAGTTACTGATGTACCATATGAGTATTCATTTGTAGTACTCTCCTCTTCAGTAAGAGATGATGATAATAACTCCGAGTGTGATAAGTTTGAAGCACATGCCGCTAAACTTAATGAAGCTATATTGATTCAGACCTTGGTCAACTGTTCTACTACAATGGATAGAATAGAGATCAAATATGGTCCATTTGATGAGAATGAGATAGAGTTCTACTATCATCAGATGTGCCGTAATGGTAAGTTTGTTGTAAATTCTCTACAGAAGACACTGGTAACCTATTTGTTTGCTAAAGAGTTTGATGATCCACAGTCTGCAAAGATTGTTAATCTGCGTCAGTATATTATACTGATCATTGCCGCTAGAAGACTATTAGAGTCCTACAATCTATTCCAGCTTCCATATATGATTGGTGGTAGGGTGAATAGAGTAGTTACTCGTAAGAATATCAACAAAAAAGAACTGCAAAAGATAGAAGCATCTAAGTACTATCCTCTTATCCATGATAAGTATAACAATGAGAAGATAGAGCAAGATGTCATTCTCTCTCTTATTGCACAGATACTATCATCTGAGTTCCAGACTATTGACTATTACAACCAACAGAATAATGGGCTGATTATCAACGTCATACCAGATATAGTATCAGAAGAAGTATGTAGATTTGTTATGCTGATCTGATTCTATATAAAAAAATAAAGGCATGGTGTTATCCACCATGCCCCATTCTTTTTTACTTCTTCTTAAAGATCCAATCTTCGTTATCATCTTCCCAAAGAAAGATAAAGTTCGTATAGAAGTAAGCTACATCTTTTATCTTTCCATTGTTGATGATCCTTTTAAGCTCATTGATAAACTTTTGCGCACATTCTTTCTTCTCTTGATCTTCATCATATGTATTGAGAAGATTCTCGCCTGTTATTATACAGGTATTTGCCAGATGTATAACAAACTCTACACAGACTGGTATACGGTTATAAGCCATATACTCATTTGGGTACCTGGATACGTAGTGGTAGTTATGCCACGCAGCATCTCTCATTGAGTTAAATGCTGTAACAAACCGTGCAATAAGAACCTCTGTTGTGGTACACATAGTATTCCTCTCCTCTTAATTATATAGATTAAACTACCACTTCTATAATATATAATTCAGGCACAAAATATGGTAAGATAGTATACTATATCCATAGAGAGGAGTAATAGATATATCTATTAATACCGATAATACCAAAGGAGAGTTGTTTCAAATGAATAAAAACTATTCACTACTGGGATTACTTTCGTCTATGAACGTAAGGTCTGATAATGGACCTGGGCCCAAATTTATCATAACATCAGAAAATCCTCCAATTAAATCAGATCATATAATAGATGATTCTCCAGTTACAATTTGCTGTGGTGGACAACCAGATGAGAGGACTCCAAAAGAGATTGTAATGGATGTAGTATCAGATGTAAAAGATTCTTCAGAAAAGAAAAGGTTTGATATGGATATGAAACCATACTTCAACAATCCAGTTGTAGGTATGGAGCTACCATTAAATACAAAGGAGAATAGATAATATGGAAGATAATGGATATGTAGTTGCACTTAGAGCAGATACAAAAGAAGAAGAGAATATATTATCATATCTATCTTGCATCAAAAGAGATACACTGTTTCCTTTGTTGAAAGAGATGTTACGTGTATATGGAGAGAATGGCTATCAATACAAAAAGTTTAGCAATACCTATAGTATCAAAGATACCTTTGGGAGTTATGCTATAGATAAGATATACTCCCAACTAAACAAAGAGGTTATAGATGAGCCAGAAACAAGAGAATGGTTAGAAGGGTTAGAGTACTCTACTATAGAGACCCCATTGTTCAAACAGGCTATAGAAGAATTTCCTTCTATCCTAAACAACAAATACCTTGATGAGCTAAAGCACTCTTTCTATAGTGAAGATAATAAAGATGGTATCTTATGTAAAGATCTTATATGGGAACTATATGATGAATACAAAGTACCATTGGTACCAATCTATATTATATTCAAAGAAGAGAATACTGATGAAGTAAAAATCATTGTTATTCTATTTGATATACTTAGATGCCATGATGGTAAAGACTTTGCATTTAAAGAATATCAGTCTATGTGTGGATATATCTATACTGATAAACAATCAGACAAAAAATAAACCAAAGTTCCTGTACAACTTTGGTTCGGTAAAATAACAAGTATGTTGTTTTTGCCTATGATTAATAGTTTATCTAAGATATATGGTTTCTATATCTTTTGCAGCTATTACTGCTGCATTTCTGTACTCTTCGTATCTGTCACATACATCAGAGTCTTTGAAACCATATAGAGGGTTAGCCATATTGTAATACTCCATAATGAGCTTTACAACAGGATCATCCTCTTGCTTTTGATAATCTGTATTTATCATAAGCAATAGTCCTCCTTTCCTAGATTGAAAGGGGTCTGTACAGGTCATCCTTTCAAGTATATAATATATAACTAGAAAAGAGGACTATTACATCCCATACTCACTAGAGTATGGGATAAGTTTGTGTTTAAAAGGAGTTTATGAAAATGAGACTTTGGAACTCTAAACTAACAAAGATTGGGATAGTTAATGGCATAGATGAAGTTGTTGGAGGAGCGTATGATAAGAGAAGTCAATATTCTAATATTGCATACTCTCTATACGTACTCAACTGCACTGATACTAATACTATACTTACCAACTATCCTGAGATATTGGATAACTATATCTGCAATAGACTCCCAGAACTTCTTATGGATGCTACAACTAAAAGGTATTTATTTTGTGAAGGTAAGTATATATGGGATGGAGATTATGTAACAGAGGATAAGAATATACAGGTTAGATATATCTTATTCAACCCATACAATCTAGGTCATGAGTATGGTAGAATACTTGCTGTATTATTAGCAGATTATCCAAGCGAGATAGATTATCCTAGATTCAATAACATCATACTCTTAGACAATATAGATATACATGGGAATGTCTCTATACTAGATCAAGCATTTGCTAAGTGTAAGAAAGCTATGACAAAAGCAAAGAAATATAGAGATAAGAACAAAGAGGAGAGTAATCTCATGGGTAGAAAGAAGTATAATAAAAAGTTTGTAAGGAAAGAAGGTGTCTAGAGTGACTGAAGAAGAAACAATGTACAAATTCTTTAAGTACGTCAAAGAAGAATTTCCATCATTAATATATGCTATATTGAATACTGCAAAAGCTGCATACAAACCAATGGCTGCCAATATAAATAGGTGTGCTATAAACCAGAGAAATTGGAGAATGTATCGAGTTGATCTAGGAGGTAATGGCAGACACAGAAACATACGAAAAGCTATACGCCTTATGGCTAATAGCAAACGTCCAAGAATAAATGTTGTAATAAGTGATATATCAAGCATAGACGATATTGATGTTGAGATAAACGAAAGAGATAGAACTCCAATACTTAAGTGGCTAATGCAAATGCCTATGTCAGACAAAGGACCAGAAAGGGGAATATCTAAGGATCTAAATTGTCTCAAGGATCATAAGATATGAATACACAACTACAAGATGCTTTAAGGGAACAACTACATCAGTTGTTCCCTGAAGCTAAAGATGCTAGTGGTAGAACAGAAGTTACTATCAACTGTCCTTTATGTGAAAGAGAAGGAAATCCAGACTTTGGAAGACATATGTATATCTCTCTAGGATGTGATGATAAACCTCCTATGTATAACTGCTTTAAAAGAGATACACATAGAGGATTATTATCACAATCGTTCCTAGAGGAGTTTTCCAAGTACCCCCAGTATGTAGACGCTGAATTGATGGAAAATGTTGAAAAAGCATCTAAGGAGGCTTCTAATTTAGGCGCATATCGGCTAAATAAGAAGCGTCAATATGGGTTTTTCATACTACCATCAAAAAATAATGCAATTTCTGAAGCAAAATTGAACTATATCAACAATCGCTTAGGATTGTCATTGAATTATCAAGATCTTAAAGAGAATAAGATCATCTTAAACATACTCGATTTAATAAGATACAATAATATCAGATCTAACACTAGATCTGATTATATCTTGGAGTATCTAAACACATACTTCATAGGATTCGTTACTAATACGAATGGATCTGTTATCATGAAGAATATAGCAGATCCAAAGAAAGTACAGTTACCAGAATCTATAGATTCCAGGTATATAAAGTATAATATAATAGATAATGCAGAAACTGGGTACTATGCAATACCTAGCAATATAGATCTGTTATCTCATATAGATATAAGAATAGCAGAGGGTACGTTTGATATACTATCTGTATTCTATAACGTATGCAATCAAGATAAGCTGAACAATATCTATATCTCCATAGGAGGTAATGCATATCTAAATGCTATAAGATATTTCTGTACTACTATAGGTATAGTAGATGCTACATACCATCTGTATATAGATAATGATATACCTAATCATATCTTACCAGAGATAAAAGAGATGATAACTCCACTACATGATGTGTATATACATATCAATGCAGCTCCTGGAGAGAAAGACTTTGGTGTTCATCCATCTAGAATAAATGAGTATGCCTACAAACTATAAGATACAAGACAAAAAATAAACCAGACTCCCATACAGTCTGGTTGGTCTTTAGTCATATTCAACTTAATTGCTATGAAAGTGAAAAGAATTATCTTTTCATAATCTGGTTCATGTCATCGACAGTTTGTTCGGCTATCTTTTTGACATTAGCAAACTTTTTACGATTAGGTTGCGTGAACAACCTTAATCTATATCTTTCATCATATTCGTAGATCATAAGACCTACTAATGGTGAGAGATGTTCGCCATAGACTTTTTCAATCATAGCATTGGTCCTCCTTTCCTAGAATAGAAGAGTCAGAGGTATGGGTAACTCTTCATAGATATAATATATAACTAGAAAAGAGGACTATTACATCCCATACTCATTAGAGTATGGGATCATTTCTATTTGAAAGGATTCTAATATGATAACTCCTATGCAGAACACATTCATTACTGCAATAGATTGGGGAACAAGATTTCCTGTAACGATATATAACTCATATGGCAGATTCTATAATATGGGTAATCCATCATCTGTTTATAATGAATCTAAAGTATTTTTTGATTCTAAGTATACGGCTTGTCTTAATCTACTTAGATCATTGAATAGGTTGAAAAGGCATGATAGTAAAAAGTCTAGAAGAAAGGTATACTCTAAATGGGAAAGTAGGATCAAGCATATAAGAGATACCATACCAGAGAAGAAGTATAACTGGTTTTTGATACGATATCATATTCTATCTAGTATGGTAATAGATATGATACCTCCATTCAGCATATTAGCAATAGAAGACCAACCAATATTCTATGCAGATAGCTATAACAGTATAATCCCTATAGATGATTCATGGTTATCTGTTATGAGGATAGACATACTATTCGCCTTCATACTAGCAAAAGCAGAGAATAAGGGAATAGATGTAATGCGAATACCTCCTACTTATACTTCAACTACATGCCCTATGTGTGGAAGTAGAAATAGTGATAATAGAGATAAGAGAGTCCATAGATATATATGTGATACATGTGGTACTGTATTGAATGATGACTCTATAGCTGCATTGAATATACACAATGAAGCATATAGACAAAGATTTGGAAGATTTGTAGGAATGAATCCAGCATTGTATGGGGATACCAAGAAGATAGTAATACTAAAGCAACAACAAAGCTACATAGAGATTGCTCATGATCATATATTAGAACAAGAGACATATGTCAATATGGATTATAGCAGTATGCTAATGGCTATACATCATGATTTAGGAAAAGCATAGAGAAAGAGGAACCAATCCTCTTTCTTTTTTCTGATTCAAGCCTACTCGATCACATCTTAATAACATGGATGATTGGAGGTTATTTTATGGGTTTTACTAATACCTCATATAGAGATACGGCAGATAGTATAGTAAGCTCGTTTCAACAAAAATATAGCAAAGCTGCCCCTTATTATAAATTCATAGATAAGAAGCCCACCACAGTTGACTATTGGAATCTTAGCACTACTCGTACTACATTTGATATGGCAACTGAACAGGCTTATGATCAGTTAGGAGACGAGTCTCCTTTAAGATTCAATAAAGTTAAGTCTTTTCAGATATATGGATTGACCAAGATGCATATAGATCTCCAGATAGGAGAGTTTGGTCCAGAATCATCTCCTATAGAGGGAGATGCATATATCCTTCCTAATACTATCATACCATCAGCAGATGACTACTTTACCATCTTATCTCTATATGGAAAAGATGCAAAGATGGTATTCAGAGTTACAGAAGTACAGAAGGATACTATAGATAATGGAGCAAACTTCTATAGGATCCATTATGTACTAGATAGACCAGATATGGATGCTATCAAGCATCTTAATAGGCAGACCGTAAAGATCTTTGAGTATATGCCAGGTAACGTAGGTACTAACTTTGTTACCTTGATGGAAGATAAGGATAAAGCTGCGTTAGATGCTCTTGCAGATATGATAGGTAGGATAAGACAGTTCTATATAGATCTATTCTATAAGAAGAACATACAAACCTTTGTCTATCTATACAATGACGAGTATCTATTCTATGATCCGTATCTTATAGAGTTCCTTATAAGAAATAAAATCATGCAGAGTTCTAATGATGACTTCTTATATATCTCTCAGGCTACATTTAGATCTAGCACATTTTCTATAGAGTATGCTAGAACTATCTTCCTTAACTTTGAAGAAAATGATCATGAACTATCTTTGAATACAGCTTATCCTATCCAGATATGTGATCCAAATAGTCTGCTTATGGATAGATTAGAAGAATACTTTGAACTCTCTGTACTGAAACAGAACTATTCATTTATCCATCCTATAAATATACTAGATATGGATCTCTTTGATCGTATAGTAAATGGAGAACTGTATGATGAAGAGGATATAAATAATCCTATTTACAGAAACATCATCATTGGATACATGAAAGATGGATTGGGCCATACAATATCGAAAGAATCGTTAGACAGTATACGAGACATAGACTTTAGACCTAGCAAAGATCTATTCTATGAACTTCCATTACTCATGTTTGTGATGACTAAGATACTCTTAGATGGTATGACTGATAAATCTAATGATGATAACTGGGATGTTGAAAACAAGTGCTATATGACACGAAACTGAAAACAAAGTAGTAATCCGATATAAAGGAGGATAAAATGAAATGTCTCAGGCTGTAGATACATACCTTCTTGAAGATATGAAGAAAAGCGAAGATGAAGAAATGATGCATCAGCTTGGTATCGATGAAGAAGGTTTTATGATTGATACAGTAGCATGCTTTGATGAAGAGACTGGACTATATCCAGAAGATCAAGGTATGCTATTCCCACAACATATTAGAGAAATTCCCTAAGAAAGGAGTTATCTAACAATGGATATCGAAGATATGGTAGATGGCCATTATGACGATGATCTGCATGATGATCCACTGATGGCTATTGTAGATAAAGATCTCGATGAAGAAGAAGATGCAAACGATGAACTTCTCAAAGGAGATCTTTCGGATTCGGATATGATTGATATCGTAGCAGAAATCGATCCTATGGATCCTCTCAGTGTTGTAGATGTGGCCATGATTGATTGATCAGACACTGTAATAAATTTTTGTATAAAAAGAGGAAGGTGCAATATAAATGGCAATGAAGAAGATCGTTGATGTAACGTGTGACCAGCCGTTTGCTATGGGATATAGTTCATTTGCTGGTATCTACAAGGAGATCGTTCTCGATACTGATGCAATTCTTAAATGTCTTGAGAATAAGGCAAAGGTTGCAGAGGTTCTTGCAGATGGTACTCGTGTCCCTCTCCACTTTGGTAACTTTGATGAGGATAATGGCCCCTCTGCAGTTGCTAAGGATGCAGTTCTTGAGACTGATGCAGAGAGTCGTCCTCCCGTAAAGGTTGAGGTTGTTACTACGGCTAGTGCTAAGAAGCATGAAGCAGTAGAAGAGGTTACCGAGGTTGTTAACGAAGCTCCTGAGATTGAAGTTATCGAGGGAGAGAAGGAAGATACGTCTCCGAAGGTTGTTGAAGAGAATGTTGAGCCTGAGCCTGCTAAGAGTGATATCACGGTTGAGGCTCAGCAGGAAGAGTATGTTCCTAACAAGAATAACAACAACAAGAAGAACAAGAAGAAGTAATATATCTAATTCAATGATGAACCTAGGGATTGAGTTCCCTAGGTTCTTTATATGCCTTACATTTCAATAATATATTGACTTAGTAAGGGGTGTGTATAACGTGAGCAATACAAACGGTGCTGGAGATATAATTGGTTGCATCATTTGCGAAGAAACCAAACGAGATATAGAGTTTAAGATTACTGGTGAGAATAAGAATGGTTTTGTAACTGCAGAAGGAATCCTTCAGGAAGCAGATGAGATCAATAGAAATAGAAGATATTATCCATTAGAAGAGATCTCTGCTGCTATTATGAATCCTCGTCAGCAAGAGTTGGTGTCTACTGGTAACTTTAAGGGTGAGGCTGGTCATCCATTGGATAAGTCTCTTGCTCGTCAGCAAAAGATTGATCCACAGTGTGAGCAGATTTGGTATACTAAATTGTGGATGGATGGTCCATACGTTATGGGTCACTTTAGGGGGACCAATAATGATCTCGGCAGATCTCTAAATGATGATCTCAAGGATGGACAGAAACCATCTGTTTCTCTTAGAGCACTTGGTTCTCTCTTGAATGAGAATGGAAGAGCAACAGTACGAAATATGCAGATTGTTACATATGATCGTGTATACTTCCCATCCCATTCTAAAGCATATATGACCAAACTGTTGACTACTGAGTCTGCTAATGGTGTAGATAGTCAGATTAAGAAGTACATTATCGATGAATCTTCGAATATGTTCAGTAAACAGGAAGAAGTAGACTTCCTTTCTGAGCATGGCAATAGTGTAGACACAGCTGATAACTTTATTGTTCCTCTTAGACAAGAAGAGATCAGTGCATATATCATGAATGAGTCATCTAACGTAAGAGCCATTCTCAATTCATTTGATATCTTCTATGAATCAACCTCTTTTGATCCTATCAGTAGACAGGTTACAATGAAGACACGTCTTGGTGATACAATCCATCTGAATCTCGAAACTGCTGTTTCTAGAGAGATCATGCATGGAATCTCGGACTTATTTTAATACATAATATCATAAGGGGAGTATAGCGCAGTGGCTATACTCCATATCTTTATCTAAAACTATATAGATCATACTATAATAAGGTTCTATAAAGGAGGATACTTATGCTTTACGTCAAACGTGGATTTGAAGACTCTTATTCATTGACAGACATTCCTATCAACATCTTTGCTTTTGAGGGAGCAGATGGTGCAGGTAAGACACAATCTATCTCTATTATCAAGAAATGGTTAGAAGAGAATCATGTCAATACAATAGTACATGTACTATCTTTACCATCTTCTAGTCATGTAGAGTATAAGGCTATTAGATCCTATCTTGATATAGCCAATAGAACAAGATCCGAAAGTATGGCTATGCAGTTTAAAATGCTGCTGAATATGAAAGCAGCATTTGCTGATATAACTAGAGATATATTGAAAGATAGCTCTAAAGATCATATCATTCTTATGGATAGATCTGCTTTCTCTACTATAGCATACAGTATAGCAGAAGATAATGGATTGAATCTTACACTGTATACAGAATACTGTAGTTATCTTATGCATAACAAATATCATATACGTCAATCAGAAACATTGAAATGCTTATCAGATACGATACATGTAGAAGATATATCTGCAATCAACCCTTATCCAATCTGGCCCTATGAGCTACTCCATTATATCTATAAGAAGTTGTTGGTTAATGAGAGATTAGATGGTAAGGCAGTATGTAATAAGTATACCATCCATTCAGCATACTTAGTACCAGACATTACTTTCATACTAGATCCAGGAGATAATATACTCTCTTCTCATTGTGAGCTTAGAAAAAAAGAAGTAGAAGATAAGAAGATAGATCCAGATAGCAAGGGAAAGAGGTTTATAGATACTAATGATATAGACCTAGATAAGATCTTTAAGGTAAACGATCTATACAGCAACCTGTTTAATTGTATCTCCGCATGGTATACAGAGTTTAGAAATCTCAATAGAGAGAATACCCTTCGCAGACATATCAGACCATTGATAAAGATAGAATGTAAGGATGGAAGACTAACCGAAGAACAGATCTATGAAGAGATGATCAAAGATATCAAATATCATATATCAGATCTAGAGGATCTACAGAACGCTAAAACTTGCTAAAAAAAAAAGAAAGAGAAAGAGGATGATCCTCTTTCTCTGTATTCTATTGAAACACCATGTTCGGTTTATCTATCATAGATGATATTGCTATGGTTACTGGATCTCCTTCAGACTTTGACTTTTTGACCATATACATGTAATTGCTACATTCGTCTACTGGTCGTTGCAATACTAAAGATATCTGTGTAGTATCTTGCCATTCACCATTTCTAGTCATAGGGCATCTATATATTTCTCCAAAAGATGTAGTATATTCTAAATCTATATCCTTACATGCTCTAAACAAACCAGATAGATCATTGTTTAATATCTTATTTAGACACATCGTTATCTTCATACCAGCACTTAGTACAGATCTATATACTGGTTTGGGCCAGTTAGATGGTGTTCTTCTCATAGGAGGAGAACAAGTCATTGCTGTATTGTAGTCTATATCATCTAGAGCAGACAAAGTAGACCAGTTTAGTTCTATAAACTCATTAGTCCATATTCTATTCACATTCTCTATGTATAGCATGTAGTACTTGTTAGGGTTTAGATAATCTATATACTGATCACAGTGAGATAGTTCATGTATAACTGTATTCAGTATGATCGCTTTTATCTGTGGAACAGATGCTGCTTTGATCTTTATACCATGCAAGAAGATATTATAGATATTGATATCTACTCTAGAGAAGATCTGTTGTCCCATAGAGAAGTTCTTTCTCAAATCTGTATCTCCAGATCTCGGACCAAAGGAAATATTCGTTGCTCTAAACGTAGGATTGATAACCCCATTACATAAGTTGAATGATCTTACTGCGAAATCTACGAATACACTATACATAGATTCCAACCCAGATAATATCTCTTGATCTGACTTCTTCATATAATATACACATCCCTTCTACGTATCTATAGTATACGTTTGAATACTTATATACTATATAAATGAAAGGATGTGGTCATAATGGATAAGACAATGGAGTTTATGAAGAAGAGTGTTGTTATATTAGATGAGAACTCTGATGAGTTGGAAAATATCGTTAAGAGTCTAGAGTGGCTCGTTAATCGAGAATCCACTAACAGTTTTGACAAAGCCGAAATTGGAGGAAATGTCAAAAAGCTACGAGACATCAAGGATTCTATCATCAATCTTGTTGGTGATAATCTGGTACATATCGTAGAGAATGATACTGACTATCACGATTCTAAGAAGAAGGTTGGTATAAACAAAGAGATTGAGTCCAAGTTTGAGAAGTATGAAAATTGGTTATTAGATGCAGACTTAAGCAATCTGAAGTCAAAAGAAGATAACCAATCAAAACCTCCAGTAGTCAATATACCACCAGAAGTGTGCTTCAAATTAGGAGAATTGATCGGTACTATGTCTAGGCTCTCTATTTCATTGGAAAATATGGATACCAAAGATGGTGCTGCATTAAAAACTATGATCACAATGGAGTTAGCTATACTTGAAAAGAAAGCTATGAATATAGCCCAAGAGCTATTCTATTCTAAGAAGTAATATTCTCAACCACTACTCTATATGAGTAGTGGTTTATTTTTTTGCCTCATAAGTCTTACTGCGGCGACATTGCATTAAAGTCGGTATGCAAAGGAAGTGATATTGTATGGGAATAATATTGCCATCTTCTCAGGCAGTTAATCTGAATTCCCAAGCTACTCCTCAAAACGTTAATCCTCCTATGGTAGAGATTCCTACGTCTACTATCTATTATCATAAATCTACAACCAATAAGTCTTTCATAGAGATGAGTAACTACTTGAAAGCTATTGGTATAAAGAATCATCGTTTTATGCTTGCTCTATTAGATCCAGATCTTGCTAATATAGATCCACATGATCCTAACTTGAATACAGCATATAAGATGAAAGTTCTTCAAGAGTGTAGGGTTAACTTTTGGTACTACCTAAGAGAAGTAGTTAGAGTTCCAACCTCTGGTCCACCATCTCCATTCATGCTCAATAGAGGTAATATGGCATTCTTGTACTTGGCTACAATGAATATCAATACCATACTATTGATGCCTCGTCAGACTGGTAAGACCATTGGTGCAGCATGTTTCTATACTTACGTATATAACTTTAGAACACAGAACTCACAGATCTCTCTGTTGAACAAAGAGTTTAAAGACTCTAAGGAAAACTTATCTCGTATAAGAG